TTTTCATCTAATAACATTTCAAGTGTGGCTTTCATAGTGGCTTTTTCTCTACGAACTTCACCAGAACGAATGCCACCTTGACGAGCTATCTCCTGCTGTTCTTCTGCTGTTCGTTTGTCGAATTGATATTCAACAATGTCTTGCTTAGCCACTATATCACCTCCTCTAATTTAATTTAATTGCTTTTTCTCCTGTAAAGTTTTCCCATCTCTTTATTATTACATCTACCCACTTAGGTTCTAATTCCATTACATAGCAATTTCTATTATTTTGCTCACAAGCAATCAATGTACTACCACTTCCACCAAATACATCAAGTACATTTTCATTTTCTCTACTACTTGATTTTATAGCTCTACTGCATAATGCTATTGGTTTTGGTGTTGCATGACCTCCTGCACTTTCTCTTTCTTCTCCACTTGTTTTACTAAAATGCCATACATTATTCATATTATCGTGTGTATTATCAAAGTATGCTCTTAACTTGTCATATTCTTCTCTTAACTTGTCATATTCTTTTTCAAATGCTTTTATGTTATGTTCTTTAGCCCAATTTTGAAATTTTATATAAATATCTTTTGTTGGTAAATTCCATTGGCTTTTACTTGTCCAATGATCTCTGAATTTATCACTATGTCCTGCTATTGTTTTCATTGTTGGAATATCCCAACCACATTTAATTCTTTCGTCATATAAATATTTTCTTATTGGTTCATATTCTTCCCAATATTGGTCAGCATTTAAAGTTAAACATTGAATACCTACTTGAACAAACAAACATTTTTCATCTGCTATTGGATACATTCTAAATTCGCTTGATAATTGTCCTTGACCATTTCCTTTGTCCCAAGTAATTAAATTTCTAAAAGTTATTTTATTTTCTCTTGCCATTGGTTTTAGAATATTTGAATAAATATCCATTAAAGGTTCATCTATTCCCCAACAATACCAACTTCCATTATCTTTTAAATTATTAAATGTTATTGGTATCCATTTTTTATTAAACTCTAGCAAATCATCATAATTCAAATTATCATTTGCTACACCATCATTTTCTTTTTTCATTCCATAAGGTGGATCAGTAAATACCATGTCAGCTTTTACACCATTCATTAATTTTGCTACATCTTCTTCACTTGTACTATCTCCACACATTAATCTATGATTTCCTAATTGATATATATCTCCTAATTTTGCTTTTGGCTCTTCTGGAACATCTGGAACTTCATCTTCTACTATTTCTTGTTCTTCTTCAACATCAAAATCTAAATCAAATCCAAAATCACTCATATCAATAGTATCAAATGAATTCATTAATTCATCATTTAAAATATCAATATCAAAGTCACTATTCATAGTAAGTTTATTATGTGCTAGTGTGTATGCTTTCCTTTCTTCGTCAGTTAAATGATCTAAGCGAATTATAGGTATTTCAGTATATCCTAATTCTTTACAAGCAGTTAATCTACCATGTCCTTCTACTATTTGATCCTGCCATATTCCTATTGGATCATCCATTCCAAATTTTTCTATCGATTTTTTTATTTGTTCGATTTGTTCCTTTGGATGTAATTTAGCATTTTTTTCATATGGTTTTATTGAGTTAATATCAATATATTCTATTTCTAATTTTTTCATAATTTTACCTACTTTACTTTCAAATTTACATAAAAATTATAACATAAAAAAGCAAAATAGACAAAATCACTTAACTTTGTATTGTTTTTTAAGATTCATTAAATAATCATAATATTCAATATCATCACAATTTAAGTAGTCCCAAATAGCATTTTTAAAATAATGTTGCATGTGTGAATTGGCATAAACATACCACATGTAAAATTTTCTACCATTATTAGTTAATTTTTTAAACATTCTTTTAATTGTTTTGCATTGGTCACAAAAATCATAATAAGTGTAAAACCACATTTCGCTGTCTATAAATTCACACTCACTAAAATCTACTTTCATTCTTTTTTGTCCTCACTTTCAAAATAGAAGCAACCCCAGATTTCATCTTTGTAATCAGTTAAAATCAATAAAAAAAGGCAAGTAATCCCCATACTCGCCACAATAATTAAAGTAATAACTAAATTTAAAAACTCGTTCATAATGTATTGCCCCTTACTATAAATAGTGTAATACAAAGTAATACAAATGTCAAATAAAAAAGAGAATAGGAGGTAAAAAGAACTTATAGGAATCCTATTCTATTTAAAAAGGGGTTTGTTTGTGGCATAACTTACCACAATTTAAGTATAACATAAAATAAGAAAAAAGACAAATTATTGTCCTTGATCTAGATAATAGTTTATAACTTTAACAGCGTCAGCTGGTGTAACTTTGCCATCTCCATTTACATCATATCTAATTTCAGGTTTAATAAAATCATATTTGTAAATTGCTACTGCTATTAATAATCCAATTAATATACCTGCTATTATATATGTGAATATATCTCTCATTTTTGTTTCTTCCATTACTTATCACTTCCTTTAAGTTCTTTTAATTCATTTTTAAGTTGTTCTATTAAATCACATTGATTATAATAATCACTATCACATAACATTGGTAATTCACTTTCTAGTTTTGATATTTTATATTCTAATAATTCAATTTGTTCTTCTTTATTCATTATCATCACCACCTGTTAAAATATCATCTAACATATCAATACCATATTTATCTAAAAGACCATAATTATCTCGTATAAGTTTTAATGCTTTATAGCATCTTGTTTTAAACTTATCTCTTTCTTCTTGTAAATTAGTTATGTAATCATATAATGTTGTTGTTTCTTTAATTGAGAGCAAAATCATACTATGACTAATATGATTATTTTTATCTTTTAATTTGTCTAATATTTCTTTTATTTCATCTTTCATTATTACTCACCTTTGCTTTCAAAATATGTTAAGAATAAAAGACTAAACAATATAATCCACCATTTATTAAATACTATTGCTAATATAGTAAAGCATATAATTACTATAATGTTTTTTATTATTAACCACTTATATTCATTCATATTTATTCACCTTTGCTTTCTAAATCCTGCATAATTTCATCTAAATCCAAATCAGTTATTACATAATCTTTTTCAGTAATTAATCTTGCTTGTTTTATTTTTAATTTATCCATTGTTTTATCTATTTTTGCTTTATAATATACTTTTTTGACATATTCTTTATCAATTTCTTCTTCTAATTTATGTATTCTATTTATATTATCTGTATTTTCTTTTTGTAAATTAGACACTTGTATTACCAAATATGCTATTGCTTTTGTCATTGTTTGCTCATCTAATTTAATATTTGCAAATTGCAATTCATCATTCATTCCTTATTCATCTCCTTTACTTTTAAGATAATCTAAAATCCAATTTATTGTTCTTTGTATATCTCTATTATTAAAATCTTGTAATGTTGTAAAGTCTGCACTATCATTGTCTGATAATGTGTATAATTTTAATTCTTCAGGTATTTTCTTTTCTTCTTCTACTGGTTCTATTCTTGAATTAATTTGTATTTCTAATTGGTCTAATTTATAAAATATATTTTCTTTACAAACCATCATAATATCTGTTTTGTCTTTTAACATATTATAATATTGAACATATTTTGGTACTTCTTCCCTATTTGCTATTTTATTTAATAAATCTATTATTTTCATATTCTATTCTCCTTCCTTTTTTAGTAGTTCATCACATATATCTACAATATGTTCACATAATTGTTCAGGAATCACTGATCGTTCTTTTGCACCTTTTAATCCTTGTGTCCCTGTTCTACTTCCTCTAGGTGCTTTTTCATGACAATTATCTCCGTTTTTACACATAGGCTTAAATTGTGGATTAGGGTGGTTAGTCCAAATATCAGTTGGTTTCATTCGCTTATCTCCATATTGACAATATGTAACTGTATATCTAGGCAAATCTTTCATAAAATCCATTTTTCTTAACCCACCACGAGGATTTTCTATAAAATACAATTTTGGCTGTAATTGTTTTATTAAATCTAGAACATGCTTATTAGTTTTATCACAAAACTTTGCATAATCACTAACTGCATCTAAATTACTAATTTCATTATTTTTCTTTCTATGATGTGATATTCCTGCTATTGAATAAGTAGTACAATCAGGACTAGCCCATATAATATCAGGAACACCACCACATAGTTTTATAATATCTTCTGCTGATACATTGTTTATATCTTCATACAAATCAATATTTTCAAAATCTTTGTTCCATTCAATGCTAAATGTTTTATATCCTCGTTTTTCAAATACTTTACTTATAGATCTAGTTCCTGCAAATAATTCAAGTAATATCATTTTTACCTCCATTTAATAAACTAATTATTTTCTTTCCCATCTCTCGTCTAGGACATATAATAAATCTAACACCATATTTATTTTTCATAGTTTGCATTATTTTTAATAATACACTACCATTTACTTTTGTATGTGGCGAACTCCAATTTTTAATATCTTCAACTGACTTAATTTTAGATTCAGCTATAAGAAATATAAATTCACCAACATTGTCATCTTTTGCCCTTTGAATTTCCTTACGGATACGTTCGTGTTCCGTTGTCGAACATAAATTGTGTGCTAACTCGGTAAGATTATCTTTTCTATCGATTACTACACTATTGTCTTTGTATATTTTGTAATCACCATAATCTAATTTACTTGTAATGTAATCAATGTTATGTTCATCAAAGTATTTTAAGATAGATTTGTGTCCTTTTTCACGAGTGTCTACTATTATTAGATTATTCATAATTTAATCCTTTGGCATTTCATAAATAACTCCATATAGTCCATTTATCATTTTTGTTTTTATTTTTAAATCTACTTCTTCGTATGAACCATTAAAATTAAAATTTGCTAGTAAACCATTTTGTATTTCATCTAATATTTCTAATGCTCTTTCTTTTGTTTCATATTCTCCTAAAAAATCATTATTACTATAAATTTTAGGTTTACAATTATCAAAATCTTCTAATACTATTCTATCAACTTTTGATAATAATGTTTTATCTTGATTTCTAATCCATAATTCCATAATTTACCTCCTAATACATTTCTTCTTCTAATAAACTTCTATAAATCATAGTTAACTTATCACTATGTTTTAATTTAATAACTCTTTTTCTAAATTTATAATAACTATCAAATTCTTCTTTCCAGCTATTACCATTTGTCTTATCATAAACTTCAATAAAATACATATATACCTCCTAAATCTATTTTTAATACCTTTTTAGACGTTTTTATATTAAAATGAAGAATTATACCAATTTAATATAAAAGTGTCTAATTTGTACTTTAAAATACTCTTAAATCACTTGTTTAATTCTTTTCTTAATTTATATTTA